GACGGCGGTTGAAGGTGGGCGGGCGGGGGGGGAAACGTTGCGTTGCGTTGCGGGGCGGAGCGGGGCGATGCGGCGCGGGGCGGGGCGGTGCGACGGGTCACGCCCCACGATACCGCCCCGCGCCGTGCCGCGCAAGGCCCGCCTATGCCCGGACGGTCCTTTCCCCGTTCCCGAAGTCCCGACCGTCGAGACGCTGGTACTGCCCCACCTCCCGCACCCCGCCCCCGTCGCATTCCAGGGTCAGGGTGCCCGTAAAGCCGTCCTTCAAGCACTGCTCGACGTAGACCAGCACCCGCGCGGCGCTCGGGGTCAACTCGCCGCGTGGCGTCATAACGCGCCCCCACGACTAAACAGTAGTCCGACGCTGCACCGACAACCTATTTCCGCGGGCGGGTCCAGCACCGGCCCGAATGGCGTATCGAACGGCTCATCGAGCCCAACGCCATCCGGATTGAGCCCCGGTATCGCCGCGTGTTCGTCCCTCAACCGGTCGTCGGGCGTCACGATCCAGAACCGCCGCACGTCGCGCGGGATCGCGCCCTGTTCCTGTGCCTGTCGCCAGCTCTGGCGCTGGCCGTAGTGCGCTGACTTCGCCGTCTCTTGCCGCGCTATCACCCGCGCCCGGCGGTTCCTGAGACTCGCCGCGTACCGCTCCTGCATCCGCGTAATGAACTCCTCGTCCACCGTCCCGCGCGCCAAGCGCGAGCGGATCATCGCCTTATCCACCGCTGACAACCGGCGAGACGACGTGAACGCTCCCGCCCGCAATTCCTCGGCCAAGTGGAGCGGCGCTAGGGCATTATTGGGCGCGAGCCCGACGATCTGCCGTATCACCCGCGCCTGTTGCACCGTCGTCGCCCCGCCACTCGATCCCGTCGCCAGTACGATGCGCACCGCCTCGCGCACGTCGGCGCTGATACCAACGATCAACTCCCCGGCCTGAGTGCGGGCGTACAGTACTACGTCAGGGTGTAGCCGATTGAACTCCACCGGAACACGCAACGCCCCGCTGAGCACGTCGGCGGACTGCGCCCCTGCGCTTTGCGTCGTGCGCCGGAGGGCCTTCTCCAGCGCGGCGTTGTCGCCCATCTGCTGCCCGATATCACCACCTGTAGCGAGTGCCGCGAGTATCTGCTCCTCGCTCCCGCTAGCCAGTGCGTCTATCAGGGCGGCGTTGTCAATGTTGCTGATGATCCGGTTGACGGCAGACAGGAACGCCTGCGCCACGGCGGGCTCCATCCGTGACGCGAGACGGCGTAGCGCCCGCCACGCCTGCGGACTAGGGCGACGCTGAACCGCAAGCGTCACTCGGTACCCTCCTCCCCATCTTCTTCCTCCTCATCATCGTTACCCGGTGGCATAGCTGCCGGCGGTTCCGGCCCTACGTCCATCGGGTCGGGCGGCTCGACGATCGCACGCGGTGGGTCGCCTGCCTCGAACGGGATCATCCAGACGCGCCGGTCCTCGTCTACCTCCACCAACTCGATCGGGTCGCCGCCGACTGGCGTCAGCGCTCGCGCTGTTTCTGCCGTCGCCCGGTTCGTCTCGGCGATCACCTGCTCTGACTCCGAGTACAGCGACGGCCACACCACGTCGTAGCCCTTCTTGCCGTGGCGCGGCAACGCCCGAATGGATACGAGCCGGTCAATCAACGGGCGAAGCAGGACCGGCTCGGCGAATTGCAATTGTCGCTCGCCAGCCGAACCGAGAAACGCTTTCACGTCCTCGGTTGACGCCCGCTCGCCTGTCTCGCTGCCGAACAGCATCCGCGCCGGATAGCCTGAGCCTGCGGCGATGCGCCGCTCGACTAGTTTCGATGCCGCGGCGGGGTTCGGCTCCGTCTCCGCGAGGCGTTCAAGCCTCGCACCACGCGCAACGAACGTACGCGCGAGATCGTGGTTGAGGTCGTGTATCTGCTGGGTCAAGTCTGCGATCTCTGCCGGCGTCGGCTGGACCTTCTCGTCCAAGATAGCTTGCAGCACGCCCGCCACCCGCTGCCAGAACGCTTCCGAACTCGACGCCGAGATTTTCAGCAAGTCCTGAAGGTCGTTGAACACGCGCTGGAGCTCGGGGCGACCGTACACGTCGTCCCTGAGCGTGTTCTGCGCGACGTGAATGATGCGCGAGCGGTGGACGGGTAGCCGCGCGGCACCGGCGCGGAACCCTGTCAACGCGCCCGCGACGTTGATCGTGTACGTCTTCGGGAGCCCGAACGCGGGGTCGCTGGCGTCCTCGACCCAGTCCTGAATCTCCGCGTCCTGCTCCGTGTACGCCCGGAGATAGAGCACACCCTCGGGGCCGCGCACGCTCGTCAATGGTCGGGCCATCGCCTGGTCGGGCTCGCCCGTGCCGATCAAAACGACGGAATAGCGACCGAGGCGCGCCATTACGTCGGCGCGGAACAGGACGCGATAGACCGCGAGCCGGTCGGCCATCTCCTGCCACGCTTTCGAGAACTCGGTCCCGTCCTCGCCTTGCTCCGGCTCCGATACCTCGGGTGCCTTGCGCCACGTCGCCTCGGCGATCATGTCCACGATCTGGCCCGCCACGCCGTCACGCTGGTAGGCACCCCAGTAGTCGTCGAACCGGAGCGACGTTTTGTAGCCCGCCATCTTGCCGATGTCGCGGTTACCGTCATACATCAGCCCGAGGCGCTGCGCGAACGCGGCGCGCTCCAGAGCGTCGGTCAGTACGGCGAGGCGATCGGGCGCGGCCTCCCCGTTCGTCTTATTCGCTGCCTTGCTCATTGGACTCGTCGCTTTAGCCGGTGCCATTGTCGTCGCTCCCGTTGATCCAAGCTTCCGTTGGGCCGCCGAACATCTCCCGCGTGCGTCCGTTCATTGAGCGTACCCACCCCTTTATTCGCGCCTCGTTTCGTGTCCAAATCCGCAGGTGTTGACGCGCGCCGATCCAAGGCTTTGTCGGCGGATGCACGCGCGACTCGGCGAAGTGCGGGGTATTGTCCATCGGTATGCCGCACAAGATAGCGCGCCTTACCCCCAGCGTTTGAGCGACCTCGATCCCGAGTAAGCCGGACGAGCCACCGAGGGACCACGCCGATACGGTATTGGTGACGCCCGGGCGTTGCTTCCCCTTCCGTGTCCAGACGAGATATCCGCCCGGGTGACCCTCAATGGTACGTTGTTCCAGCCACCCGGGGCCGGTCTTTTTTGTCGAGCCTAGCTTCTCGGTGTGGAGCGTACACCAGTGGTCGAGTCGTCGGGGCCAGTGGACGCCGATGTTATTGACGGCGATCACGAGCCCGTAGCCCTCGTGCCACTCGTGGCCGAGCAGCGCCTCGACGGCCTGGATATCGTCCCAGACGCACGCGGCGCCGCCGAGGATCAGGGCGCGCTCCTCCCGCCCGATGACCCGCGGGGCAGGCGGCACGTTGGCGACGATCACGGCAGGGGCAGCGACCGGGGCGGCGTGCTGCCCGTTGTCCCCGTTGGTGGCGTGGCTGCGGCGGATCGTTACCGGGGTGCCGTCAATGACGCCACGCGACCGGAAGTGGACCGGCGCGACGATTTCGAGGAACCGCGTTGACGACCTCGCAACCCGGACGACGTGCGCCGGGTAGTCGTTGCCGTGTATCGTCAGCGTGACCGGCCACCACCGGAGAGCGCCGTGACTGCCATCGGGTTCGGTTACGGCAGTGGGTTCGCCGAGCCATTTGAGCGCGTTACTGACTGACCGTATCGCGACATTGAGCGTACCAGGCACCAAAGGCTGGCCCGCAACGCGGGACCATTCGGCCAAGCGTGCGCCGATGATGACCTGCGATACGTGGCCCGTACCTTTGAGCGCGTGGCCAGTGAGGGCGTCAGTCACGGTAGCTCGCAGCGCCACACTTCGCGGTGTGGCCGGTAGTAGGCGGGCGATTCAGCGGTCACGCGCACGTACTTCTCGGCGGCGGTCCGGATCGCCTCGCGCGTGTACGGCACGTCGGGAACGGAGCGGGCGCGCTGGCGCGCTACGCCATCAGCAGTAGACGTTGGCGCGTCCCAGATCAGGATGCCGGACGGCGAGAGATGCCGCGCGAGCCACGCCCACACCACGTCGTGCGAGCGTGCGACGGCGAACAGGTGATGATAGACAGCGAGGCAGAACACGACATCGAACGGGCGGGGCCAGAGCGTGCCGTCAAAGTCGGTTATCGTGTTGCGTTGGTACGTCCACCCGTCCGGCTTGGCGCCCCAGACGGCGACGGGTTCGCGGTCAATGCCGAGCACTTCGGACGCCCCGCGCGATACGGCAAGGGCGCACCAGTGGCCGCGGTTGCAGCCGATGTCGAGCACGCGCAAGCCGTGGAACAGCGTCGGGAGCATCGGCAGAATGGCGCGCTCTTTCGCCCGGTTGCGTGCGTCGGTCTGGTATAGCGGCGCCGTCACTTCGGCCTCCAGAGCCAGCTTTCGGTGTGGGCGGGGAAGGGAACGGGCGCAGCGTACGCATTCGGCGCAATAGATGCGAGTAGCGTCGTTATTTCGTCACGGACAGCGCGATCTTTCACGCGCACGAGGTTCCCGCCGTCTTTGCGCCACGCACACTCGGCGCTAATGACCGGATGATCAGACTCTACCACGCCGAACGCGCTTCCGATCACGGCGGCTTCGGAGCCCTCTACGTCGAGCTTGATGTACCCGACCGGCCCCGGCGCGACGGTCCCCGCTATGTCGTCGAGCGTCACACTGAGCGCCGCCCACGGACTATCGCTGTTTGCGTCTACTGTGTAGCGGCCCCCAGCGTTGCTATCGTCCCCGCCCACAAGCGTTTTTGGGGGAGCCCCTAACATTCCGACCGCCGCATTGACCACATAGCACGGCACTCCTACCGCTCGCGAGTGGTGCGCAGCGTTGTCCCTGAGTAGCGGGTACAGGTCCGGCGCGGGCTCGATGGCTACGACCGACGACGGCTTGCACTCGCGCAGAAAATACACGGTGTGATTGCCGCAGTGCGCGCCCACGTCTATGTACGTGCCCCGGATATCGAGGGAGCGAATCAGGTCCAGCGCCGCGTGCTCGTAGAAATCGCCATCCTTGACTACGCGCTGGTAGATCGTGTCGCGCTCGCTCGGGTAGAGAACGGCGTGCCCACGCGGGTGCGCGGCGACGATCCGTGCGATCGGACGCACGTGGGGGAGGTCTACGCGCTCGATCATTCGCCGTGCTCCAGCCGCACCGTGATGCCGTAGTGCCGCAGGCAGACCGGGGCCAGTACGCCCACCAGATCGGCGGGCAACGTCGAGCCGTGCAATCGGATAACGTGACCGCTCGCCTTTCGTCGCCCTACTGTAATCCTGACCGGGTAGAAGCGCACCGGCCCCACCGCACCCGAAAGCGCGCCGTCGAGATAGGGCTGCGTGAAGTCGAACGGCCCGCCGAGCCGCACGTTCGCCGTACCTGGGTGGGGTGTGTAGCCGAGCAGCGCGGCAAGCTCCTGCTGTACCTCCGCGCCGTTGCGAAGTTGGTAGCGGGATGCGTTCCCGCGCCCGTTGCGTATCGTGCCCCGGTAGGTCGCCAAAGGATTCACTCCGATACCGGATGCTGCGCTATCTGCGCGGGGCGCACGATAAGTGTGCCGGTGTAGAGCACGTTCCGCACTCCGTTCTCAACCTCGTACAGCTCCTCGTAGACGCGGCCAAGCGGGAGGCCGCGCGTTGCGGCGTGCGTCAGCTCGAAGGAGTATACCAGCACGTCGGTACTTTCCTCCTCAACGGTTATATCGGTATCGTCCACCTCCACGAGTGGCGTCTCTGCGCCAGCATTCCGGGCGATCCGGTAATGCGTCGTGACGTTTTCGGGCTGCGCTTCTCCGGCGATCGTGATTTGCCGGATATAGCTCGCCCCCCGGTGGATAGACATTGTGGCTCCCTTTAGTTGCCGTCTATGTTGATTTCCCTGTCCCGCGTCCCGATCACCGGGAGCACTATAGAGCGCGCCCCCGTCGAAGTAACAGCGCCCGCACGCGAACCCATCACCGCTAGTGCAGAGACGCGGGTGCCGGACGAAGCAATGACTACCGGGGCCACCACGGCGGGCGGGCCTGCGCTGCCAACACTCCCCTGAAGAACGCCCCCCTGCGCGATGTTTACGCCGGATAGCAGGCTGACACTGACAGGGGCCAGCGTGACGGCCAGCGAACCCGCGCGCACGGCCACCGACCCGGCGACAATCGCAGCGGACGCCGCCGCAGGACTGGCGGCTAATACGCCGCCGAGGACCGCGACCCGCCCCTCGACCAGCGCCGCCGCCACTTCCGAACCAGCGACCGCGAGAATGCCACCGCTAACGGTAACGCGCCCCGAGGTCAGGCCCGCAGCGAGCGCGCCAGACGCACCGGCGAGCGTCCCGCCATTGACCTGTACCGACCCCGCCGTAAGAGGCAGGGCGAGCGCGTCCGGCGCGGCATCGAGTACCCCAGCGGTAACGGCCACAGAGCCGGACACGAGCGCGGACGATTGCGCGGCCTGCGATACGCCCAGAACCGCGCCCGCAACGCTGACCGACCCTGCCACGAGCGGCGCGCCGATAGCGGCCTGAACCCCATCGAGTACGCCGCCGGTAACCGTGGAGGCGCCCGCTATAATGCTGGCGGACTGCGCGCCCTGCGAAACTGCGAGGACGCCACCGGCAACATCTACCGCGCCCGCGACGAGGTCCGCCTCAACTGGCGCCACGCCAGCATCCGCCGCCAGCACACCGCCCCGAACCCCTACCGTACCCGCCAGCAACGGCGCGGCCATCGGCGCCGTTGCCGCCGAGAGTGGGGCACCCGACACCTGAACCGTTCCGGCCGTCAGTGGCGCGCTCAGTGCGCCAAGCGACACCGCGAGAATGCCCGCGAGCACCGACACGGCTCCGGCCGTCAGTGCGCCGTTGACCGGCTCGGCAGCTTCCGCCGTGTACGTCCCCGTCACCTCCGCAGCGTAGACCCGCTCCTCAACCGCGTCGCCGCCCTTGACCTTCGAGATGTTCCATCGGAGGACGACGAGCGCGTCGTCCCATGTCGCCTTGTCGGCCGACGTGTTCGGGTTCGTGAGCGGAACCGCCGAGGAATTGGCCGGGCTCGTATCCTCAATCGGACCACTGACGACCGTGACCTCGTCGGTTAGCGGCGTCGTACCGTCCGACTCGACGATCTGAGCGGTGAGACTGTCCCAAGCGTTGAGGTCGGCAGCAGCGCTCAATCCGTATCTGAGCCGGATCGCGACGGTGTCCACGTTGCCGAGATCGCCCGGCGTCTCGCCGAGCGCGAACCGCGCAGCACCCGTATGCGTCGTATTGGCGTTGTCGAATACGTAATCCCCGTCATCGGCGCTACCGATAACTTCCAGTACCGGGTCAGAGCCCTGGATCGCCGTGCTAACGACGTTCGTGTGCGCGCCGAGGGCCAGTACGCCGAGGTCAGCCATCAGCTACCTACCTGCCCACACGTCGCACACGTCGCGCCCGCCGCAGGCCACGTACCGCAATCGAGAGCAGGCGCGAAGCCGTCCCAGAACGGACGCACGTCCCGGCGATACCGCGCGTCAGCGTACACGGCGGACCACGAGCCAAGCTGTCGCCGCAACGCGCACGCCCAGCGCCGCCCTGGGACGGCGCCCTCCTCCAGATGAGGACACGCGCCCCGTTGGCCTAGCCAGCAGCAATGCTCGCGGACGCCACAGGCCATTACGGATTCGTCGCGCCGGTACGCGAGATCACCACGCTATTCGTGGTCCCGACAGTGAACCCCGCGCCGTTGCTCACCTTGGCCGGATCGTAGATCACGAGCACGAGCGGGATGCTGCTGTCGTCGTCCGTGTCATGAGCGTAAACCAGCGCCGCGCCCACCGTCTCGCCCGTCAGTGAGCCGAAGTCAACCGCCGCGTCGAAGCGCAGTTGGCTCTCGCGCGTGGCAGCGTTGATGTTCCGCCCTGTGTCCGCCACGGTCACGCGCGCATACGAACCGTCGTCGCATTCCGCGTTGTTCGCGTGCGCGAGCACGTCGGCAACGGTGGCGTGTGTGGCGTCAAACGTCGGCGGGCCGCTGGACTTGAGCAGCAACACGCGGATATCCGCAGCCGCGTCACTGAGCCATTCGGTAGCGTCGGGGTAGTCGAGTCCGGCGTTGTAGATTTCTGCGCTGTCAGCCATTGCCCGCTAGCTCCGTGGTGGGGGACTGTGGTAGTAATGCCGGGGGAATGTAATGCGGTAGGGTCATAGCGCCGCGCCCGCGTCTTGCCTGAGTAGCGACGTGGCCCACCTCGCAACGAGATCAGGGTGCTCCCACCCGTCTATCTGCCCGAGAAAAGCGCCCGCGTGATTTGCTGCCACGTAGTACTCCTTCCATCGAACCTCACGAAACGGCCCGTTGGTCACGAGCCTACCGTGCGAATTGATGACCGGGCCGGGCGCTTCGTGCCCGCGATAGGTGAACAGGAGCAACGGCGCGCCGCACAATACCGCGAGGTGTGCCAGCCCGGAGCAGGGAGCGACAACGAGCGCGCCCTGTCGCATGACCTGAATCGTCGCGTCTAGCGGACGTGACCAGTCCCACGCAACGGCGCAACCTAACTCCGTCTTGGCGACACTCGCCTCTCGTATGCCGCCCGCGAACACGCGCAGTCCGGCCGCCGCGAGTCGGTCGGCTAGGTCGCCCCAATGCGGCCAGTTCTTGCTAGCGCAGTAGGCACGATTGCGCGGAGCTATGACCACGTCGAACTCGGGTACGTCTTGGCGCACGTACGGCTCGGGTAGGAATCGTTCCTCGGGGGCTCTCATGTCAATACCCTTACGCGCGTTCCGGCCGCGTAGGATTTCGTTGGGCTGACGTTCGACTACGCGATGCTCCTCTGCCGCTGGGTACAGCGCCTCGTTACCCGCTTCTATCTCGACTGCTGGGACAATGCCCATCGCATACACGCGCGGTACGTGAAAGCGCACCATCAGACCGAACTCGCCGCGAAATACTGGAATGGTCGTCATGGCACCGTAGCTCCGCAGCCCGGACACAGGAATTTGACGCACGCCGTCTCGCGTCGAGGTTGTCGTTACGTCTAGCAGATACTCATCCGGGTGCGGACACGCTCGCGGCACCGAGGCCAGAACCTCCTCAATTTCAGCAGCGGTCAGCTTGCGGGGTATCGCGGTGGCGGACATTGCGGGCTCTACGCTACTACCTGCGGGGCTGTCACGCTAGCCACAAGTCGCCGCCAGTGGACGCTCGCCCAGCCGGTAGCCTCGTGCGGGCGCGGCTTTCCGTGGAAGCAGACGACGCGCGCACCGTCTGGCACCGCTGCCCGTGCGTGCGCTTTGTAGCTCACGATCTGGTCAGGGTATCGCCGCTGCAACCGCCGCAGGTTGGGCGCCACCGTCCGGAGCCACGGGTCCATCCGCGGGTATCGCCTCATCGCGCCGCGCGGGTCACGCGCGAATGACTCGTGTACGTGGGCCAGCTCGTCACCGTCCCACGCCATCACGCCGGAAGCCAACAGTCGGGGCTGATACAGGTCGTCGATCCCTGCGGCAGGGCCGTCGTACGCTGCAAGGTCGTCGAGCGGGCCGGTGAAGAACGTATCGAGTCCTACGGCGAGCACGCGCCCGGAGAACAGGCCCGGCGTCCACCAGTTGACGAGGGACCACTTGCCGGTCCAGTCGGGGCGCGGCATTGGCACGTAGCCGGGCACGTCGGGGTTCGTCGAAATGCAGGCGAATCGCGCGCCGGGTAGATGCGTTTCGACGCCCGCGCAGAGTGCTTTGGCGTGGAGCGTGGTAAACGTTCCGCCCTTCTCGTGGAGCACACACGCGACGGTGAGGGCCATTTCAATCCACGGTGAAGGAAATGAGGCGGTTGCGGCCCTTGATGAGCGGCGCTAGAGCGTAGCGCGCGGCGTCCCATGAGTGCTCGTTCCCGTCAACGAGCTTCGGTAATACGTCCTCGGCGTCGTTTGTCTTGTAGCGCCAGAGCTTCGCCTCGCGCGCGGTGCGCGTACACCGATCGTGGATGACGATCTGGTCGTAGCTCCGCAGGTGCGCGATGCCGTCCGCAACCGAGCCGTCCCACTTCGGCGCAGCGACGACTTGCCAGCCGCGGCGTACCATCTCGTGGATCGTTTCGGGGCGCGCGGAGTCGGCGCGGATAACGTGGTCCTTGGCGCCGGGCACAGTGCGGAACGCGGCCTCGGTCTCGTCGAAGTCGAGCTCCACGCCGCCGGCCTCGTGCTCGACGTAGAGCCGGTTATCGGCGCGCCAGAGCTTGACGAGCGTGGTCGGATCATGGGCGAAGCCCCAGTCGGCGCCGAAGTAGGGACCGTCCCAATGGTCCTTCGGCGCGAACGTGTCCACGGCCCATTTGCCGTTGAGTACTTGCGCATCGGAGCGCGTCCACGGTTCGCCGCCCCAGACGTGGGCATACGCCTCGGGGTCGGTGCGCTTGAGGTGCGCGGCCTCGGCGGCTAGTACGTCGGGCAGCCACGGGTTGTCCCGGTATCCGATCGCGCGGACTATCGCATCGGCGGGCGGCTTCTCGACCAGCCGGACGTAGGTCGGGTCATCGGGCAGGGCGGGGTTGAAGGTGACCCAGATTTCCGATTGTGCCAGTCGTGCCTTGCGGATAGTGGGCGTCAGCGTGCGCCACGATTGCTCCGAGACGGCCTCGGCTTCCTCGATCCAGCAGATGTCGATGCCTTCGGTGGATTTGATCTCGCGAATGTTGTGACGCAAGCCCTTGAACAGGAACTCGGTGCCGTTGTGCCCGTAGATGCCGTCGCGCTGGACGGTGTAGCACCCGGAGAAGTTGAGGGCGACTATCTGATCGCTGAGCAGCCGGTGTACGGAGTCGCGAATCGAGGTTTGGTATTCGCGGGCGCATAGTACACGGAGGGGCCGGGCAACGCCATGGACAAGTAGCGCGCGGGCGAACGACCAGGACTTGGCGCTACCACGTCCGCCGTAGGCACAGCGCCAGCGGAGGGAGCCGAGGGGCGGGTCGAACAGGAACCCGAGGGCCTCGGGGATTTCAACGCGCTGCGGCTCGGCGAGCACCGCGCTCACGGCTTGACGAGAATGACGTTGATGGCAGGTGGGACGAGCGGCGCGCCGTCCTTGCCCGCGTGTTCGAGGTCGTGCTTGTCGCGCTGCCCGAGCTCCTGTTTGCCGAGCCAGATCATCATCGTCGTGTTGCCGCCAAGCGCCGCCTTCCACTGCGCGCGGCGCAACGACGTGCGGCCGGACTGGCGCGCGGTTTCGATAACGTCCTTAAAGCGGCGGGACAGCGTATCGGGTGACGTGTTCAAGTGCGCTGCCATCTCCTCGTACGTACAGCCGACTTGCGCGAGAAGTTGGAGGGCGTTCTCGTCGAGCACGACGCGCGGGCGGCCCGTTTTCTTAGGGGGCTTCTTCGTGCGCTTGGTCATAGGGCCTGGAGCGCCGGGGTCGGTACTGACCCGCCCTCTCCCGCATGGACTGCGGGCGCATCGGGCACGATGCTTCCGGCGCGTGCCTGGCCTCGGTACATAGCGGCACCGCGCCGCGCAATCTCAGAGAACGGCAGGACCGGCACCGTTAGTCGAGCGCGGGCCGTCGGGGCGAGGAAGTACACGTAGCGCAGCTGGAAGCCGGGCAGCGGGCGAAAACCGGACTCGCGATAGACGCGCATTGAGGCCGCGCCGTTCGCGCGCCGAGCCCCGGCGCCCCTCGTGGCGGTGGTTCGCGTATCGCGAACCACCGCCAGCGCTCGCTCCTGTTCGCGCCTTGAGGAGTTGTCCGTGAGGGACGTGCGCGAGAATCGCGCACGTCCCACGGCGGCGGCGTCGTCGATGTCACCGTCAGGCCCCTCCCACACGCTTGTATTCTTGCGGATACCAGTCAAGACGAACCCGCTCGCGCGGTAGATCGTGCCGTCACCGCATTGCGCGGCATCGGCAAAACTGACCACCCACTGAACGTGTGGGTAATGCTTGCGAATCAGGCGCATCGCCACGGCAATCGCCCGCGACTCGCTGTTGCGCGGCAAGGCGTCAGAGAACGCAAGGCGGTTGACTTCGAGAAATCCGTTCCACGGCGTATCGGCCACAAGCCCCTGAATCTTCCGCTTGTCTAGGCTCGGGCCGAACTGCATCACGCCTTCGAGGCGACCGTCGTAGCGAACGCCGAGGTGTAGCTGTGAATTACGCACGAACTTGCCGGAATAATGCCAGCGCCGAACCGCCTCGTTAGCGGCCGCGGGCGTAATCGGCACAACGCGCAGGGCCTTTGCGCCGTCAGGCATTGGCGGTCAGGAACGTTTCACACACGCGGGCCAGGGCATTTCCGTTGCCGTTTTCGTTCGGACTCCCCACGTACGGCCCCAGCGCGTCTGCCGCACTCATGGCGCGCCTGACACTTTCGACCTGCTCGTCGTGAAGTGTGAACGTCATCTGCTGGAACGGCTCACGGTCCCCATCCGGCAGATCGGGCATCGGCGCATCCTCGGCGCGCACCTCTAGCGAATCGAGCAGCGCCCGTAGCGCGGGGTCGTTCGTTTCCGCGTCGCCGAGTAGTTCGCGCAACTTGTCGTCGTCGCGCCCCGCAAGCGCGGAAAGCGGGTCAATCGTCGCGAGCACCAGCCCCTCCTCGGCCTCGCTCAAGTCCACGTAGACCACCGGGATCGTCGGCTCGTCCTCGCGAAGCGCGAGCGTGACGCGCAGGTGGCCATCAACGACGAAGCCGGTGCGGCGATTGACCACCACCTGCTGCACCCAGCCGACCTCGGTAAGCACCCCCGCGAGGGCGTCCTGCTGGTGCTTCGGGTGGATGCGCCAATTCTTCGGGTTGGCGAGTAGTTGGTCCGGGGCCTCGTCGCCGGTGCCGACGATACGGGAGCGGAAGCGCCCGCTTTTATTGGGCGTCCGCAAAACGGCGCCGCCGTTGGCCGTGCCCTTCGGCTTGCTCATGGTGCCCGAAAGGGTACGCCGCTGGGGGGCGGGGCGCAATAGTTGGGGGGCCCGAGTCAGGGCGGCGCCAGCGGTATCCGAACGGCGTTGAACCGAACGGCAATACTCGGCGGGGGCGGTGGGTCGCCTTCCCGGCGGGACTGGCCGTCGACCGGCTCGTCCCACGGCTCGGCGATTAGCGCGCAGCCGCTCGCGTTTGCCGCAGTCACGGCGGCATGTAGGTCGGCGGGTGCAGGGGGTCGGCCTGCCAGCAGGTAGTGAATCGGCAACGGCTCCACCGTGTCACCGAACACGGGGCCGTCCTCAGGGGGGACGAGCGACAACGGACTGCGCACCGTCACCGCTGTCCCTGCGCCAGCACTCGGCGCGCTTCCTTCAGGGCAGCCGCGCGGATGAATTGCGTCAAGCGCTCTTCGCGTGCTCGTGCCGCGATTGCCACGAGCGAGCGCTCTCCAGTCCGTAGGCGGACGCTCAGCGATTGCCGCCGCTCGATGGCCGGTGCGTTGCGTTTGTGTGTCATGGGGTATTATGATTGCGGCGTCCGGCCCATGGGCGCCAGTCTGTAGGTTATCCGACATAGGTTGCCCCAGGCTGGCGAATACCCGACACCCCTTCACCCGTGCCCGACACCTTCGCCTCTCGTCTTTCCGCTGCCGTTCAGCGCGCTGGCGTATCGCATCGTCGGCTCGCCGCTGACACCGGCATCAGTCGCGCAGCCGTCCGTGACTACTGCTTGGGCAATACCTCCCCCCCCGTCGCGTGGCTCCTGCGCACCGCGCCCCTACTCGGCGTATCCGCTGCCGTCCTGATAGGTGAAGGTGCGCCGGTCGCCCCATCGCTTCCTGTTGTCGATGCCCTGCGCCAGCGCATACCCGACCTTGGCGGTATCCCT